GTCGTAGTGGCAACTCAGTCTGTTGCCTATACAAAGCCACGCTCACCAATCAATTCAAAAGCAACTTATTTGGAGCACTCAGTTCGTGCTGCATTAGGTTCAGAGGAAAGCCGTCAGTATGTAATGGCTGCTGACACAACTGGAAACAATTCCGGCTTAATTCCAACACCACAATCAACTGAAATCATCAACGGCATTGCAAATGCTGATCGTGGTTTAATTGATGCATTATCTCGTGGCGTATTGCCAGCATCAGGAATGACTTTTGAAATTCCTAAAATCACAACTGCTCCAACAACAACTCTTGAGGCAGAAGCAGCAGCAATCGACACAACCGATATGGCTTCATCTTTTGTTTCAGTAGATGTTAAGAAATTTGCTGGCGGACAAACATTCTCAGTTGAACTTCTTGATCGTTCATCTCCAGCATTTTTTGATGAGTTAGTTCGTCAAATGGAATTTGCTTATGCAAAGACCACAGATGCTTATGCTGCATCAGTTCTTGGCTCATCTTGCGCACTAGCAACAGGAACAGCTGATAACACAGCTGCTGGAATTCTTTCCTATGTTTCTGCTGCTGCTGCATCAGTTTATTCAGGCTCACTTGGATTTGCTCGCAACTTAATTGTGAATAGCACCCAATGGGGAAATATCATGGGCTACAACGATAGCGGTCGCCCAATTTACAATGCATCACAACCACAAAACGCAGGTGGAGCAGTTTCTCCACAATCACTTCGTGGAAATGTTGCTGGCTTGGATCTTTATGTTTCTCGCTCACTTGATGGCTACACAACTGGAGATCAGTCAATGATCGTTGTAAATCCAGATGCTTTTACATGGTATGAGAGCCCACGCTTACAACTTCGTTCAGACATTACAGCAACCGGTCAAGTATCTGTTGCTTACTATGGCTATGGCGCACTAGCAGTAAAACTTGCTGGTGGCGGAGTTTGGTTCAACAAGAACTAAGCAATTTAACTGAGTGCCTAGAGTTGCTCCCGATTCTAGGCATCCATTAATGGGAGTTTAGAGAGGAACTTATGCCTACAATTATCACCGCAAGTCAATTGCGTTCCGTATTGGGTGTAAGTTCCGCTCTATATGATGATACTTATTTAAACCAAATTATTGACACAGCAGAAACAGTCATTCTGCCAATGCTTACAACATTCAAAAGCCCAATTCAAGCGACTTCATTGTCAGCCAATGTTGCTACATTTACAACACTAGGAATTCATGAATTTACCGAAGGACAATCAGTTGTCATCACAGGATGCGGAACACCTTACAACGGAACAAGAGTTGTGTTGGCAGATAATCTTGGACAATATACCTTTTCGCAATCGATCACTAATGCCGATTTACTCGAAGTTAATGTCATCCCATCCGGAGTTGCTGCCCTTTCTGGCGGATCAACTTATGTTGGAAATGCAGCTGTTCAGTCAGCCGTCTATACAGTTTCAGTCGAAGTTTTCCAAGCAAGACTTGCCGGCGGAGGACAAATCGAAGGCGTAGATTTTACAGCAACACCTTTTAGAATGGGTCGATCACTTTTCAATAAGTGCGTTGGATTATTGGGTTCATATATGGATACCGAAGGTATGGCTCAATAAATGCCTAATCAAACAATTCTTGAACAGATTAGAACACCTTTAGCGACTGCTCTATCCAGCGTTGCAGGAAATGTTTATGGTTATGTTCCTGAAACAGTTATTCCTCCAGCTGTGGTTGTTGTGCCTGATTCTCCATATTTAGAATTTGAAACAATAAGCAAAACTAACATCAGAGCCAAGATCAATTTTACAATATCAGTTGCAGTTGCTTATAACAGCAATCCTGCATCGCTCGACAATATCGAGCAATTAATTATAAGTGTTCTGGCAGTTATTCCAGTTGGATATATTGTCAGCTCGGTTGAAAGACCGACAGTTTCACAAGTTGGTGCATCAACGCTGCTTATCGCAGATGTTCGAGTATCTACCTACTACACACAAACAGTATAAGGAGAAATCATGGCAACAGTCGTAATTACCGGTCGTGATGTTGGTTTATCTTTCACAGGTGTAACAGATATTCAAGCACAAGCGACAAATGCAGTTCTAACCAAAGTCAATGAGCGTCAGGTTTATCAGACTATGGATGGAGAGGCTTACAAGACAACAAACATTTCAGGAACATTCCAATTGGATATGTTGGCTGATTGGGGCAAAACAAGTTCAGTATGTGAGGCTCTATGGGCTGCTGCTGAAAGCGCACCAGATACAGACATCAGCATGACACTTACAGCTGCATCAGGAGCGCAATTTGTGTTTCCAGTAAAGCCAGAGTTTCCAACTGCTGGTGGTTCAGGTGTTGATGCTCAAACTGTTTCCTTTACTTTCACAGTATCAAAGGGCGCAGTAGTAGAAACATTTAGTTAAAATCTAACAACGGGAGCAAAATGAAACTACCAATTACAATTGAATACAGCTCAGGCGAGCAAGCAATTTATATTGCCCAACCGCCTGAGTGGGCAAAATGGGAAAAGCAGACAGGACACACTATTGGTCAGGCATCCGAAAAGTTGGGCGTTTGGGATCTTATGTTTCTGGCTTATCATGCTCATAAGCGTGAAGTTGCCGGAAGCAAGCCAATCAAACCAATGGATATTTGGATGGAAACTGTAAGTGATGTCATTGTCGGTGATGCAGACCCAAAAGTTATCCAGCAGGAAGCCTAAACAGATTATTGGTTGAGTTGGCAATTGCCACACAAATACCAATGAGCGAATGGGTTGAAGCAGAGGATATTTTAACAGCGATCGAGATATTGGAGAAACGGAATGGCAAATGAAACCATCGCCTACAATAAATCTGATCTGCGTGATATTTACAAAGCGTTCAAAGCAATGGATGACCAAGCAACAGAAGAAGCAAGAACTCAGTCTGCTGCTTTGGCGTATTTTGCATCTGAGGAAATTAAACAAGCTAGTAAGACAAGAACAAAGTCTGGCAAAGCAGCGCAAAGAATTGCGGATGGCGTTAGCATCTCAAAATCAAGCAAAATTGGTGAGTTCAGTTATGGTTTCGCACGCCAAAAGTTTTCAGGTGGGGCTACAACACAAACCCTATGGGGTGGTATGGAGTTTGGATCTAATAAGTTCAAGCAGTTCCCTTCATATTCAGGACGGCAAGGCAGAGGTAGTCGAGGATGGTTTATTTATCCAACCCTTCGTGGAATTCAGCCTGAATTGATTAAAAAATGGGAAGTTGCGTTTGATCGAATTATTAAGGAATGGGTCTAATGGCAACCGGTAATCGCACACTTAAGTTATCCATCCTTGCAGATGTTGATGAATTAAAAAAGAGTTTAGGTGATGCCAATAAATCAGTTGAAACAAGTGCTGACAAAATTGCCGATTTTGGCAAAAAAGCAGCATTGGCTTTTGCAGCAGTCGGAGCAGCAACAGCAGCATTCGCAATATCAGCAGTAAAAGCAGCAGCCGAGGACGAGAAGGCTCGCAAGTCTTTAGAACAAACCATTCGATCAAGCACCAAAGCAACTGAGGATCAAATTGCTGCAATCGATACTTATATCACAAAACAATCAATTGCTACTGCTACAACCGATGAAGTTTTAAGACCGGCGTTTGCTCGCCTAATTAGATCGACAAATGATGTCGCTAAAGCACAAGAATTGTTGTCGTTATCTCAAGAGATTGCAACCGCTACTGGCAAGCCACTTGAAACAATTGCAAATGCTTTAGGCAAAAGTTTTGATGGACAAAATACAGCTCTTGGCAAACTTGGTTTAGGCATTGATGCCGCAACCCTCAAGACTAAATCTCATGAGGAAATCATGCAGATTCTTAAAGGAACTTATAAAGGATTTATTGACAATGAAGCAACCAACGCAGAATTCAAAATGCGTCAATTGGAGATTGCTTTTTCTGAAACAAAAGAACAAATTGGAAACGCTTTATTGCCAATTATGAAACAATTTGCTGATTATTTGCTTGCAGTAGTTGTGCCAAATGTTCAAGCATTAGCTGCTGGCTTAACTGGTCAAAAAGGTGTTAATGCAGGAATTACAGATGCCACTCGTGGTGCTTATGAATTTGGTCAGCAATTAAAATCAACTATTGTATTCTTAGTTAGCATTAAAGATGAATTGTTAATTGTGGCTGGCATTCTTGCAACTGTTTTTGTGGTCAATAAAATTGCTGCTTTTGTTGCAGCTATCGGAACAATTGTTGTTGCGATGAATACCTTAAGAAATGCCGCTGCTGCTGCTGGAGTTGCTACGGCTTTTGCAACCGGTGGCGCATCGGTGGGAACTGCTGCTGCTGCTTTAGCTGCTGGTGCTGCAACTTATGGATTAACTCAAATTGCTCCAAGCGGAAACATTCCTGAGCCATCAACTTTTACAGGAACTCCATTTGGGCAAGCAGGTGGAAACACCACAAACATCTATGTTTCATCTATTGATAGTGAAGGTGCTGCAAGAGCAGTTGCAAAGGTGTTAAACAACAGCGCATCAAGATCAGTTCCACAGCTTTATAATTCAGGCATCAAGGGCGATTAATGACTGTATTTACTCCCGAATATAAATTAACAGTTAATGGAGTTGAATACACAAATGTAGCAATTTCAGACATTGCTCATCAAGCTGGTCGTGAGGATATTTATTCTCAACCTAATCCATCTTATCTGCAAATTGAATTAGTTGCCTTAAATAATGAAAACTATAATCTGCAAATTAATGATGGATTAACGCTACAAGTTAAAGACAGCACAAACACTTATCGGACTTTATTTGGTGGCAACATCACAGACATCACAACAGAGGTTGCAACGGCAAGCAGTATTGCCGAAACCTTTACTTATACAATCCTTGCGTTAGGTTCATTGGCTAAACTGCCAAAAGTAATTTACAACGGAACATTGGCTCAAGATGATGACGGCGATCAAATTTATGAATTACTTTCAGAATTATTTTTGAACAATTGGAATGAAGTGCCAGCAGCTGAAACTTGGTCTGGATATGATCCAACAATTACTTGGGCAAATGCTGAGAACATAGGACTTGGCGAGATTGATCGCCCTGGTGTTTATGAACTTGAAAACCGAACCGCTGATCCTGACACCACTTACAACATTGCAAGCCTTATTGCTAACAGCGCACTTGGTGTTTTGTATGAGGACAACGAGGGTCGCATCTCCTATGCTGACACAACCCATCGACAGAATTATCTTGCAAATAATGGATACACAGAAATTTCAGCAAATACTGCAATTGGAGCAGGGTTAAAGGTTTTGACTAGAGGTGCAGATGTTCGCAACGAAATCATCCTCAATTACGGCAACAATTATGGATCTCAAAAAACAGCAATTGATCTCACTAGCATTGCAGAATTTGGGTATCGTGGTGAAAGTCTAAACACAGTCCTTCATGATGCAACTGATGCACAAGCTGTGGCTGATCGTTTTATTTCTCTAAGATCCTATCCAAGAGCCTTATTTGACAGCATTACATTCCCATTGACTAACTCAGCAATTGATGATGCTGACCGAGATGCTTTGCTTCAGATCTTTGTGGGTCAGCCAATGCGAATAACAGACTTGCCCGTTCAGATAGCCCCAACTCAACAATTTGAGGGTTATGTTGAAGGCTGGCGTTGGAGCACTAGATTCAACGAATTATTCTTAACCATAAATCTGAGCCCTATTGAATTCTCACAAGTTGCACTTGCTTGGGATCAAGTATCAGCCTCAGAGGCATGGAACACTTTATCCGCTATACTAACATGGGAAAATGCGATAGGAGCAGTAGCATAATATGGCAACAACTACAAATTATGGATGGACAACGCCAAACGATACTGATTTGGTTAAGGATGGCGCAGCTGCTATTCGCACGCTCGGTTCATCTGTTGATACCACTACAAAAAACTTAAACCCTTCAACAACTCTTGGCGATATTGAATATCGATCATCAACAGCAAACACCAACACAAGACTTGGAATCGGATCAACTGGACAAGTTTTAACAGTTGCTGGAGGAGTGCCAACTTGGGCAACATCCGATGATGCCAATGCAATTCAAAATGCTTTATTAACTACAACAGGCGACACCATTTATGCAAGCGGTGCAAGCACACCTGCAAGATTAGGTATTGGTAGCACAGGTCAAATATTAACTGTTGCAGGTGGAGTGCCAACTTGGGCAACTGCTGCCGGTGGTGGCGGTGGTATGACTTTTGTTAAAAGAGCATCATTTTCCAACGTTGCCAATACTGGCACAACGTTTGATGATGTATTCACTTCATCTTATGAAACATATTTCATCAACATAGAGAACATATTTTCTGCTAGCGCAGGAGATGATTTGCAAATGCAATTAAGATATGCTGGACCGACAACGCAAACAAGTGCATATTACATGGCAAACTTTTATGCAAATTATGTTGCCTCAAGTATGTCTTTTCAAGGTTCAAGTAATGCCTCACAATGGACATTATCTGACAATTCTGGAGATACAAACGATAGATTAGCGGCGCAATTTTATGTAAATCAAGTTGGTAATACAAGTGAAAGAGCGTTAATAAATGGTGCAATGATTAACTCAAATAAAATCTCGTGCGACGTAATGGCTGGTAATGCTTACACAGCCCAACTCTATACTGGTTTTTTGTTAAAATCATCAAGTGCAAATATCAGCGGAACAATTACTATTTTTGGAGTTAATAAATCATAATGACAACTAAAAAACAAATGATTGAAATTATTAAAGCGGAAAATCCAACATTACAAATTGGTGATGATGATGCAGGTTATACGCAATTGTCTGCTGATGAGTATGAGGCAACTATTGCTCAATGGTCTGATGCTAGATTGGCAAAAGAACAAGCAAAGTCTGAGGCAGAAGCATTACGCCAAACTAAGATTTCTGCTTATGAAAAGTTAGGATTAACAGAGGCAGAGATTGAGGCATTAGTGCCAACGCCAACGCCTTTGGTAAGACCAACAGCCTCAGCATAATCTTGAGTAATTGTGCCGATGAAACCATATCTATCTAAAGCAGCTGTCCAATTGCGGGAGCAAATTGATGACTGTTTTGTTGAAAGATCTAGAAAATCGGATGGTTGGATTTCAGACGCTAGGCATCAAAAAGTAAAATCAGATCACAACGCCTTGCCTTCGGGTGAGGTTTGTGCCATTGACATTACAGCTGATCTAGGACAAGCCGAAGGCATATCTGCCTACCTTGCCGATCAAATCCGAATTGCTGGCAAAACAGATAAG